AGAAAGCGCAACGTATAGCAGCCCGCATCATGCGTGCGCTGCGCCCGTGTTTTGCCCCGCACCTGGAGTGCGTTTCGACCCTGGAGGTCACCTGTCATGCCTGATGAGAAGCCGCCGTTACTGACGAAGCAGCCCGCTCCTGAGGGGCTGGGTGCTGCCGGCGCGAAACTGTGGGTAGGGATCGCAGGGAAGTACGAGCTCCGACCCGACGAACTGCGGGTGCTCGAGGACGCGGCGTTCGAGGCGGACGTGATCGGCATCCTGCGTGACGGGATGGTCGGCCAAAGCCTTGTTGTGCGGGGGTCGCAGGGCCAGGACGTGATCCACCCGCTGATCTCCGAGCTGCGGCAGCATCGTTCGACGCTTGCGTCATTGGTGCGGCAGTTGAAGCTGCCCGAAGACGATAGCGAGGCTGCTGCGGGGGAGCGGTCAGCGACCATGCGCGGCGTTGCGAACGCTCGCTGGTCGAAGCGTGGCGCGTAACCCGACTGCCCGGATCAACACGGCAGATGCCGAATATGCCGAGATCATCGGCTGGTACACCGATCTGCTCGAGCGTTCGTTCCCGCCGGATGACCTGGCGTGGGAGCCGGTGAAGATCGGGCCGACGTGGCAGTACGACGGCGGCTGGACGATCCCCGATTTCACGCTCGGATGGCGGGTGCTCGCATGGTGCGGGGTTTGGTTGCGGGACAAGCACGGCAAGCCGTGGCAGTTCACCGCTGAGCAGGCCCGGTTCGTGCTGTGGTATTTCGCTATCGAACCTGATAGCGGTGACTTCCTTTACCACTCGGCCGTGCTTCAACGGTTGAAGGGCTGGGGGAAGGACCCGATCGCCGCCTGCATCTCAGTAGCGTCGATGTTCGCCGAGGTGACGTTCGACCATTGGGACGGCGACACGCCAGTGGGTAGGGATGAGCCGAACGCTTGGGTGCAGCTCGTCGCCGTGAACCTGCAGCAAACCCAGAACACGATGAAGCTGTTCCCGTCACTGATCTCGTTCGAGGCGCGGAAGCATTACGGCATCCAGGTCGGGAAGCTGAACGTTTGGGGCCTCGGTGACACGAGGCAGATTCAGGCTGTCACCGCGTCGCCGCTGGCGATTGAGGGTGGCCGGCCGACCCTGATCATCCGCAACGAGACGCAGAACTGGATTCAGGCCAACGGCGGGCACGACATGGCCGGGGCGATCGAAGGTAACGCCGCGAAGTCCGAAGACGGTGCCGCGCGAATCCTCGACATTTGCAACGCCTACCGTCCCGGCCAAGATTCAGTTGGCGAACGGGTTCGGGAAGCGTGGGAGGCGACGCAGGGCGACCATCCGCAGGCCATGCATTTCGGTCTGTTGTACGACTCCCTAGAAGCCCCACCCGAAGCGCCGCTCAGCGCCGAAGCTGCACCGTCGGTGGTCGCGGCGATCCGCGGCGACGCGACGTGGCTGTCCGTGAAACGCATCCTCGCGTCGATCCTGAACCCGACGAACACTGCTAGCGAGTCGCGACGCAAGTGGTACAACCAGATTACAGCCACCGAAGACGCATGGGCAGACCCGAAGCAGATCCAGATCGCCGCGAAACTCGGCAAGGGCCTGACGCTAGAACCGAAGGACGAGATCGTCCTATTCGGTGACGGTTCTAAATCTGACGACGCGACCGGGCTCATCGCGGTTCGCATGACAGACGGCCTCGCGCAAGTGCTGCACTTCCAGCAGCCCCGCCGGAAGCAGATAGTCGACCGTAATGCCGTAGACCATGCCGTCATTGGGGCGTTCAACACGTACCGGGTGGTCGCGTTCTGGTTCGACCCGTCGCACGCGAAAGACGACGACGCCGAAGGTGACAACCGGTTCTGGTGGCCGCTCGTCGATGAATGGGCGGTCCGGTACGGGAAACGGTTGAAGCTGTGGCCCGTGCTGACCGGTCCGAGGCGTCACGCGGTGGCGTTTGACATGACAAACCCGGCGCACCAGGCCGTGTTCGTCCCCGCCGTCGAACAAGCTCTCGCCGACCTCGAATCAACACCGCCCGCGGTGCTATTCGCCGAGTCGCACCGCCTCGTGGAACACCTGACCAACGCGCGGCGCGCACCGGGCAAGTACGGCGTTTCAATTCGCAAAGACGGACGCGAATCGCGTCACAAGATTGACCTCGCCGTATGCCTCATCGGTGCCCGCATGTTGTGGCGTGCCGTTCACATGTCGAGAGTCGGCAAGAAGCAAGGCGCACCCGGTAAGGGCCGGGTGGTCGTTCTCGACTAGCAGGGGGTTGGAGGGTAGATGGCGAACGGGCTGCAGCCGATCTTCATCGCACCGCTATCAATCCCGTCGATGCCCGCACTGAACCTCTCCGAAGATGAGCAGGGGACGGCGAACTGGCTGGCGACGCGGTTGTTCGACCAGCGCCCCTATCTCGAGCTGCGCGGCCTCTACTACGACGGTATGCAGAAGATGCAGGACTTGGGCATCAGCATCCCGCCACAGTTGTCGGGACTCCGCACGGCGGCCGGGTGGCCGCAGATCGGAGTCGACGCGCTTGTCAACCGGATGGTCATCGAGGGCTTCCGATACCCCGGTGCCACCGAGGTTGACGACGACCTGATGGGTATCTGGCAGGCCAACAATCTCGACGGCGAGGCGCACCTCACCCACCTTGACACTCTCGTCTACGGGCGGGCGTACAACATTGTGGGTCCAGGTGACGACTCCACCGAGGGCGAGCCGCTCATCACGTCGGAATCGCCGCTGAACATGATCGCGTCCTACGACGCGCGGCTGCGCGCAGTCACCGCAGCCCTGCAGATCTACACCGACACGAACTTCACCAGCGACATGTACGGCCACCAAGTCGCAGCGCTCTACCTGCCGGGCCGGACCATCTTTATGGCCCGCCAGTCCGGCACCGGGAACGCCGCGAACGTGCAGTGGGAAATCACCGGGCGTGACGATCACACACTAGGTGGCCCCCCCGTAGTGCGGTTGGCGAACCGCCAACGGCTCTCGCACCGCGAAGGCGGCTCAGAGATCAACGCCGCGTGGATGAACAACACCGACGCCACATGTCGAACCCTGCTCGGCATGGAAGTGTCTCGCGAGTTCCACAACGCGCCCCGCCGCTACGCGCTCGGAGTCACCGAGGAATCGTTCCAGAAGGCCGACGGGACGGCTGTCTCCGCGTGGGACGCCTATCTCAACAAGGTCTGGATGATCGAACGGGACGAGAATGGCGACATCCCCACCGTCGGCCAGTTCCCCGCCGGCGACCCAGCGAACTACACGAAGATCCTCGACAAGTACGGGCAGATCCAGTCCGGGCTGATGGGGGTGCCGCCCCACTTCCTCGGTTTGCATCCCGACGGGAACCCTGCGTCAGCCGACGCTATCCGCTCCGGGTATGAGGAACTGACGCAGCGCGCCAACAATAAGCATCGTGCGGTCGATGACGGGTGGGAAGACACGCTCCGTCTCGCGTTGATGATCCGTGACGGGAAGCTGCCACCAGGCGCGTCGCGGATCGAGACGGACTGGCGCGACCCTGCTCCCGCCACATTGGCCGGCACCACGGACGCGATCGTCAAGCAGATAGCCTCCGGCGCTATACCCGCAACGTCAGATGTGACGTTGAAGAAGCTCGGCTACTCCGCTGTTGAGCGGAAGCAGCTCGCGCAGGACCGCGCAGTCGACGGCGGCGAAGGTCTGCTGATGGAGTTGGCACACTCGCTCACCGCGAAGGCTGCCCGCGTAGACAAGGCCATCACCGCCGACATCGGCGAACCAGGCGCACCGGCACCAGGAGCAACGGATGGCGGCACAGCCCAGCCAACCGCCCCCGCCGGTAAGTAACGCCCACCAGCTCGCCCAGGACGCGCTGATCGCGTCCATCGTCGCCCCGCTCATCGCCCACGCTTTCTCGTTCCTCGATCCGGCTGACCTGAAAGGGTCCCTGCCGAAGGTGAAGGCGTTGACGGCGGCCGTCGTCCACGGCTACGGGACGGCGTCCGCTGCGCTCGCGGTGCGGTATTACGCGCTGGAACGTAAGCACGCCGGTGTGGCGTCCACGTTCGCCGCCAAGCCCGCCCCGCCAGTCGGCGCGGACAGGGTGGACCCGTCGATCGACTGGGCGGTACGCGGCCTGTGGGGACCGATGAACACAGAGACCATCACCCACCGCGGACGCGAACTGCAACCCATCGCAGACAGGCTCGAGACGGCGCAGACCAAAGCGGCCGGCGTCGCGGAGAACCTAGTCCTCGAGCCGGGACGCGACACCATCATCCAGGCCGTTGGCCTCGATGGTGCTGCGAAGGGATGGGCGCGCGTACCCGAATCGGGTTGCTGCTTCTTCTGCGCGATGCTCGCAACCCGCGGAGCCGTCTACAAGACGGAGAAGACCGCGACGTTTGAGACACACGACCACTGCCGCTGCCACGTCGAGGCGGTGTTCCACGCCTACGAGCCGTCGGCGCAGATCCGCGAATGGCAGGCGCTATACGCCGAGCACGGCCCCGGCCGTGGCGGCATGAAAGCCGCACAGTTACGGTTCCGCCGCGCATTCGAGGGCCGCACAGACCCAGCCGAGCAGCGCCAGCCCGCGCTT